TGATGTGTCCCGCGACGACCCGCCCGGGGCCCCCGAGGAGTGTCCTCAGGGAGGTGTTCGCTTCGAGGAACGTGATAAGGTCATCGAGGATCATACGCACTGGTCCTGGCAGTTCTGGATGATAACTGCCGCGATCCCGTCCCAGGTGGCGTCCCGCTTCGCGACGATGGCGTCAAAGATGAAGGGTCTCTTCCGCATAACGCCCGTCCCGTCATGCACGGCGAGCGCGTACGCCTTGGGATTTCCGACGTACCCCTCGACCTTGTTCCCGTCTACGGTGACGCCCGAGTACATCTCGTCCCGCATGTGCTCGACTTCCCGCTTGGGGTTCTTGTCGACCGAGTATGGGGCCCCGGGGGCACCCAGCTTGGAGGGAAAGTCCATCCAGTCGTAGGGGGAGATCCCCAGGGTGCAATTCTTCTTGGCCTCAGTCTCCACGGCTCCCGCGAGGAGCTCCATCCGCTTCGCCATCTTCGGGATGAGATCCTCCTGGAGGTGTTGGAACTTCTCCTGGAGCTCCTCGAGGGAGACCTCCATCAGCCCCTCCCGAGGAGTTTTAAGATCGTCGGGAGGGTGTCAATGACCCTCCCGGATCCCGTGAAGACCAGGATCACGATGATCGCCACGTCCCTCCAGTGATCCAGAAGCCATTCCTGGCGAGTTCGTTCGACCTTCTCCTTGACGACCTCCACGGCGGCTTCGCCCTTCTCATGGGCCGCCTGGAGTTCCCGGCAGTGGACCTCGTCCTTGAGCTCGTCGATCTTGCCCCCGATGGAGTCGCAGAACTTCTGTATCTCCCCCCGGAGATCGTCCATGCGCTGGTAGCACTCGCTGCTCGTCACGCCATCCATATCAGATCACTCCCGGCGGGAGCACATAGAGGTATCGGGCCCCTGAGGCCTTCGTGCTGCACCCGGCCCCGTTGCAGGCGATCAGATTGACCGAATGGTACCCCCAAGTCCGCGGGAAGACCTGCGGGTTCTGGTTGGAGAGGTTTCCCGTGAAGAGGGGGTTCGCAGTATCGGGATCGTACCAGCTCCAGCTCGTGGGGGTATTCGTGGTATCGTCCGTGAATTGAATCGTGCCGTTCCGCCACACCACTAAGGGGCTCGCATGGAAGGCCGCCACGGGGGGGTTCGCTGATGGTGCGGCCCTGATAATGAGGAGACCATTTGCACCATCTCCACCTCTATCAGTTCCGGTTCCATAAGAACCACCGCCTGCCGATCCGGTATTCTCAGTTGCGGGATCTCCGTCTGGAGCTCCAATAGAAGACGAACCCTTACCACCCCCGCCTGGACCTCCATTGGTTCCCGTGTACCCGGCTCCACCTCCTCCCGCATAGTTGTTCCCATCTACAGCCGCAATGGTAGCATTGTACCCCGGTAACGCTGATGCATAACTAGATCCGGGCCCCCCCACGACGGGAGAACCTCCACCGGGGCCTCCGCTTGGATTCCCACCTGCATCGCCATGGTCTGATACCGTGGCAGTTGCAGCGTAGAAGTATGTATTCCCACCGTTCTGGCCCGATCCATAAGAGGTACTGTGGCCCCCGTGCCCGATTGCGATGTTGAAGGTGCTGGAGTTGGTCTGCGAGAGGAGGTTCTTGATCTCCCCACCACCGCCACCGCCCGTGCCCCCAGAACCGCCTGCTGCGATCACCGATAGGGAATAGTCCACGGAGTTGATGGTGACCGTCCCGGTGGTCTGTCCCCCATCGTGGGAGCCAGTAGTCATAACCTTCCAGGTCTCGTACCCCCCCGAAGTTCCTATATAAGTGGCGACCAGCCCGGAGCCCGAGACGGTAATGGTGGTCCCAGAGACAATGCTGCCCAAGAGGGCAGCTACCACCACCAGCAGGAGAATTTTCCTCATCATGGTCCGACCTTCGCCCGGAATTTCGACGGGTGGCAGTGGCAGGGATCATGGTACCCGACCACAAGGGGAATCTCACTGCAAGCGAAGAAGGGTTGCTCATTCTCCCAGACGATGGGACCTGACCCGCTACACTGGCAGGCCCCGCACTCCTCGGTCATGCTCCTGCCTTGGTGTACGTGAGCTGGAGCCCGAGGAACCGGGCGTCATCGCTCATGGTGTCCCCGGCCTCGGCGGGCATCCTTTTCACGCGGATCGCCAGGGTCCTCCCGGCGGCGCAACTCCCGGAGGGGGTGGTACTCGCGGAGGCTCCCGAGATGTGCAGGGCCCCCGAGGTCTGGAAGGTGTCCGTGACGAGGATCTGCGTCCCCCAGGAGGCATCCATGGCGACGTTATCCGAGATACAGGCAAGCTCCATCCCCCAGACGACTCCACCACCCCCTGTGGAAGTCGCCGTCCAGGAGTAGGTCTCCGTGAACCCCACAGAGTAGTCCGCAGGGAGGAGGATATCCGCCACGGCTGCCTCTGAGGTGGTGCCGTCGAAGTCCACGGGGACCCAGATATTCCCGGAGGCTCCCTCAATGGGTGCGGAGTACGCGGCTCCCCCGGAGGCGGGAACCACGAACTGGTACGCCATCGGGGAGAGTGTCGCGGTCGTGGTGATGTTGGTCCCGATGTGGTCATCGCAGACTCGCACGGCAGCCCCCTTGATGGTGGTCTGGTTCTCCTCAAGGCGGTCCGTGCAGAGCTTCACGGAGGCTCCCTTCGTGAGGGTATCATTGGCGGCCTGCTGATTTTCCATCTCCTTGATCACGGGGGCGAAGGTCGTCAGGAACTCCGAGAGGAGCCTGCCGGAATCCGCGAAGGTATGCCCGAGAGCATCTGCGAAGATTACGACCCCGTTCGGCGTGGAGGTATCTGGGACTGAAGTGTTCCCTGCGAGGGGCATAGCCTCGGTGATGTTCTTATCTGCGGCGATGGTTCCTTCGTTGAACCAGTGCGTGTTATTGGCGACGTTCCGGTTATCGACCTCCAGGAGGAGACCCGCGATCGTCCATAGGGAGTCCTGAAAGGAATGCCCGAGAGCATCAAGGAACGTCAGGATCCCCCCTGGGGTGGAGGTCGCCGGGAAGGACGTGTTCCCCGCAAGGGGCATGGACTCTGTGATGTTCTGGCTTGCGGCGAGCTGCCCCTCATTGAAGTCGTGGGTGCGGTTGAACTCCTCCCCGAGGAGGACTAGGTTCACCCAGTGGGTATCGTTGAAAAGGTGCGCAATGTTCCCCTCGTTGAACCAATGGGTGAGATTGAAGTCCATCTGATCCTCCATCTCCTTGATCGCGGGTGCGAAGCTCGTCAGGAGACTCGATATCAGGACTCCCGTATCTTCGAAGGTATGCCCAAGGGCGTCCACGAAGGCCACCAATCCATGGGGGGTGCTCACCGAGGGAACCGAGATGTTTCCCCCCTTGGTGAGGTTCGCCCTCACCATCTGGGCACACTCATTCGCGGAGGTCGCCCTGGAGAGGGTATCGTTCGCGCCGAACTGGACCTCGCACTCCAGGAGGCTCTCGCTCCGGTTGTACCGGATGAAGAGATCCTTCCAGCTCAGGTTGCTCACCATGTCGAGCCAGTTCAACTTCGTGATCGTTCTGATGTTGGGGTCTTGCCAGGAGACCCCCATCGCGAGCCCCGGAAGTCCCCCAAGGAGGAGGACCATGATGAGGATCGCCCCGAGTGCCTGTTTTGCCTTCATACGTATATCGCCACCACGGAGACCTCTTGAGGGGTCCCAGGTTCCCCGATGGGGGTCTTGATGGAGATCGTGATATTTGTGGCGTCCACGGTACAGGTGGTGATCTCCTGGGGCTCGCTGCCACGGATCCCCACGTGGGGCTTGCCCGCGAAGCCGTGCACGATAAGGTCCCCGTCCGAATGGACCGCGGTCCAGCCCTTGATGCCGAGGCTCGCCAGGGTATGTGCGTGAGCGACCCCGTTGATGTTGTAGGTCTGCGCGGCGGGGATATTCGGGGTCCCCGCATCCGAGAGGCTCATGAGGGAGTCCTGGATGAGCTTCCCGGTCGCGGTGTCGAACCTCGCCACGGCATGGTCGGTGGCCCCCGCGGGACCCACGACGTCCCCCGAGCCGACCGCCCAGTACGCGAGAGTATTCCAGGAAGTGATACCGTCCCCGATCTTGAGCCTCAGGGTATTGGTCTCGTAACCGAGTTCCCCCAGCTTCAGGACGGGATTCGCGGCCATCCAGTTCGCGGCGGTATCGAACCTGATCTGGATCTGCACCGTGGGATCCACGGCATGAACCCCCTCGAGGTGCAGGTGGAAGACGGTCCCCGCGTTCCCTCCCTGGATAAGGGTAATCTCCGTAACGCTGGGCTTGATCACCTGCAGGTATGCCTCGTAGTGCGAGAGGTCCCCGCTGTCATAGATGGCAGCCGCCCGGAGGACCTGGAAGGTGCCCGCATATCCTGGGGTGAGAGTGACGATCCTGTACTCCTGCTCCTCGAGGAGCCCCACCGTCGGAGGCAGGAACACCTTCACCGCGTACGGGAGGATCTCCCCGGGGATCATCGTGCTGAGCTGGCCCTCCTTGCGGTAGAACCTGCACAGGAGGTCCACCTGGTCGTCCGCCCACACCCTGAGGGGTTCCCGGTAGTCGTTCAGGGCGAGCGTCGACCGGATCTGGATCGTGCAGGTGTGCGGGAGGGAGTCCTCATCCAGGGGCATCATACGAGGCTTTCCCAGTCGGTCTCCGTGACGTCAAAGGAGCCGTCCTGCTCGATCTGCCTCCTGAGCTCGGCTGCCCGGGTCCGGAGGTCCGCCGCCATCCTGGGGCCCGAGATGGAGTGATCCCCCTCGGTCTCCTCCTTGTAGGTGAGCGTGAGCTGGGTGGCCTTGTCCTCGAGGGCCTGGGCGGCGGCGAGATTCACGACACCCGCCTCCATCTCGAGATACGCGGCGATCTCCTCGTCCGTGAGGAGTGCCTTGGCGGCCACGGTGTCCCGGCAGAGCATCCGGATCTTCCCGGTGTCCGTGGCGAGATTGTACGAAAAAGTCACACTGGCACCTCTCCCTGGTCTCTTTCCTCCTCAGATTCTCCCTTCTCCATCACCTTAAAAAAGTGATGGAGGGTTCAGGCTCCGGACTGGTAGTACGTGAACCTCGGATCCATCGCGACTCCACCAAAGACGTGCTTGACCCGGTACATGATGTTGTCGGTCGCGAAGTCACCCGAGAAGGGGGAGACCATCGCGCCCCCCACGAGGACCTTGTCGGAGGCCTTCATGACGATCTCGGGGGCCTCGTACCCTCTCAGGAAGCCCACCTCGAGGGCCGCTCCCTGCGTGGGATCCGCGAACAGGTACCACCCAGTGGTGCCGTGCGTGGTGTCGATCACGGGGATGTAGGGGTCCACGTGCAGCTGGAGACCCATCTGGGGGATGACGTTCGTGGTCGGGTAGGGCACGCCCGCAGCGGCTCCACTGTCCACGTACATCTTCAGGGCCGAGGTCAGGATGGACCGCGCCGTGAGCTCCAGGGCGGGACCCACCACGAGGTGAGCCGCCCGGGCCATGATGGGCTCCCCGTTGGGGTCCGTCTGGGCCGCCATGAGGCGCATCGTGATCTCGAGGTTGAGGATCGTCAGCGCGAGGGTGCCGGTGTTCGTGAGGGCCTGCCCGCAGTCCGTGATGGTGGCCCCATAGAGGTTCTCGTTGTGGCCATCTGCGGCCGCATAGAGTCCCGTCACGAAACGGTTTTCGGAACGGATCGCGGCCGTGGCCATCCTCTGGGGGATGTCCGAGAACGCCCCCAGGGAGTCGTTCACGAGGCTCTCCCAGGAGATGTCGAACTGGCGCCCGTACTTCTTGAGGTTGTACGTGTAGCGGCAGTTCGTGGGCTTGCTCGCGAGGTACTCGCCCTTCTCGGCGACCTCCGCGAGGACCTGGTCCCCTCCGTGGAGCTTCTCGCGGCGGACCGTGTTGAAGTCGGGGATCCCACCTGGGGCGACCCGGATGTAACTCCTCCAGTCCGCGACCCACGCCTTGTAGTTCGCGAGGAGCTGCCGGTCGATGATCTGCCCGAACAGGTACGGGAAATCACTGGTCGTGATGGCCTCTTCCATCATGGCCTTGTGGCGGTACGGGGGCATCCTGTCCTTGTTGGTGATGAGGTTCAGGGCCCTCGAGAGGGCGGCCTCATTGATGGGGCGCCCCTGGACGGAATGGAAGCCACTCCAGTCCTCGGTGAGCTTCAGGAATTCGCTTTCTGCCATAGTACTCAGCCCTCCTTGGAGGGTGTTGCGGCCTTCACGATGGCCGCCTCCGTGTTGATGTCGCGGCGGGTGGCCTCGTTCTCGGCGAGGGACCCCTCAAATTTGAGGATCTGCTGATCCAGGACCTCGAGCTCCCTCTGGAGGAGTACCCTCCGGTAGCAGAGATCCTTGAGCCCCATCTCCAGCCGCATTCGGCGGTTCGTGTTCTCCTGCTCTAGCATGTTCTCTCGTTCCTTTATGCCCACGCGACCACGGGGATCCCGTAGATCACACCGTTGATGTTGAGGGGGATCTTGTGGGTCGAGTTCTGGTTCAGCGACTGAACTTGCGCCTTCAGGCCGGCACCCCTGCCGATCTCGGTCTGGAACCAGCTCTGGAGGGTCCCAAGGGTTCCGTCACCCATGATCTGGATCGCCGACTGGATGGCCGGTGCGCAACCCGCGCCGCCCATGTTGATCGAGACCCCGAACGACTCCGTAATTGCCGAGGAGTTCTCGTTCGAGATGGCCACGTACAGCCCATAGAGCCGTGTCCAGACGCCAGCGGAGTTGTTGGCGTGGGTCTGGAAGCGTCCCGCGTAGAGGTCGCCGCCCGTGGTGGCCGTGTCGTCCTCGAGCCTCATGTAGATCCCGCACATGTCCTCGTTGACATGCAGGGCATTCTTGAGGCCCACGAAACACTTCATCCACGCGTACTCGAGCCCCCAGGACTCCTGGGTCTCGCCCCCCGTCCTGAGGGTGGCGATGTCGATCTCGAGATTGTCCACGACCTGGATCTGGGTCTGTGTATCGAGGCTGAGGCTCCCGACATTGATGCTCTTCAGGAAGTTCGGGGCCCAGTGAACCTTGACCGCCACCAGGGTCGGCACCGTCAGGGACGACGTCACGTCACCCAGGACGTACCCGAAGGGGATGAAGTCCGAGGGATCGTCCTGACCGGAAAGCAGATAGACGCTTGTCGAGGGGACCTTCTGGATGTAGATGGGATCCCCCAGCGAGAGGGCGTGGGCGTGCCCGTTGATGGTGCCGTCCGATTCCTTGCCGAGGACGTTCAGATACCAGATGCCCTCGGTGTCGACCGCGATCTTGTCCGTCGCGGCTGCCGCACTCTTGAAGGCGACTCCAACGCTGCAGGCGCCCAGCGTAGGATCTCCCACGATAACCGGGTCACCCTTGTCGACGAGTCCATCTGCCGCATGATACGGGTGGACGAGCTCGCTCTCCAGGACCGTGAGATGCCGGCCTTCGTAGGTCGAGCTGGCCTCGTCTCCGGCCGTCTTGCCTGTGATGGGATATTCACACATGATTTACCTACCTCCTGCGGCGAGTGCCGCCATCTTCTTCGCATCCTCGGAGGTCTTCCCGGCGGCCACGTAGGCGGCCGTGAAGGACTCCTCGAGGGTCTTGTGATCCTCGGCTCCCGCCCCAAAGCCCCTGACCTTCCCGGCCTCGGTGATCTTCTGGATGTACTCGGACTCCGTCTTCACGGTGGCCGTGATGACCTCCCTGAGGGCGGCCTCATCGAGTTTACCCTCCTTGACTTTGGCGATCTTGGAGAGCCCCTCCTGGAGGCGGGCCTTCGTGACGTCCGGGAGCTGGGTCTTCCCGATCTCGGCAGCCACGACCAGCGCGGCCTCCTGGAGGATCTGGATCTCCGTGAGACGCGCCACCTGCTCCTTAAGAGTCTTGTTCTCCGTGAGGAGGGTCTGGTGTTCGGACTCCTTTGCCTTGCCCTCATCGGAGGTCTTTTGCTCCTTGAGGATAGTCTCCCTGAGGGTGGCGACCAGATCGGGCCGGCCCTCCTGGAGAACCTTCATGGTGATATCTTTCAGATCCATGTCACTGGTCTCCTTGTTCAGCTTGTCGAGGATCCCCTGGAGGTGGGACTTCACGGAGTCCGGGACGTTCATGGCGCCCCCGGTCCGCGCCCCGCCGATCGCGGCAAGCGCCGCCCGCACGCACTCGGGCTTCACGGTCCCATCTGTGCCCTTGTAGGGCAGGTGGAGGGCCCCGAAGGTGTCACCTCCATCGTTGTACGCGAAGTGAGATGCAATTCCTGTCTTCTCGGCTGAGGAGAGCTCCTCCCAGGTCTTGTCGGTGAGGTCCGAGAGGGCAAGTTTGCATCCCGTGGGTTCCTCAAGAGTCTCCTCGGGCCTCCAGGACTCGTACATCTGCACGAGGGATCCCCCCGCGCCCGGGAGGGTTACGAAGTCCACCGAGAGGCACTTCTCAAGGCTCTCGATGATCCGCCCCGATCTCCCTTCGGCCTCCCCGGTCTTGGCCTTCCCAAGGGCGCGATGACTGATCCCAATGAAGGGGGCGGTCTCGTTGAGGAAGTTCCTGTACTGCTCGAACACCCTGGCCTCCGCGTACACACCGGGACCGTTCGGTCCATTCTCCAGGAACCGGGCCTTCTCCGTGATGACCCCCGCGAGCGTCGTGAGGGATCTCTCGGGGCGTCCTTTCTCCTGGGAGGACGTCGGGTGGTCGATGTGCATGTGCGTAGCGGGCACGTACACCCTGGAGGCGTCCCTCTTGAGCATCTCCTTAGAATAGTACCCTGAGCTCCCCCACCCAGGGGCGATAATCTTCACGAGTGCATTCCCGTCCTCGCGGATGAACTTCCCCGGGAGGGCCGTCGGACTCGTCTCGACGAATTGTTCGGCGTCGTTGTTCACATTCACACCACTCTCGGACTTGGTCCAGTGCCCCACCGTGTTCTGGGAAAACCCCGCGTTGTGGACGGCCTTCCAGGCGGATCCCGCGCAGAGGGCCTTATTCTGATGGTTCTCGCCGGGGTGCTTCTCTCTGCAGGATTGATAAACGTCGGCGAGGATCTTTTTACCCTCTTCAGGAAGATCCCCAGACTCGGGGGGTTCGTACGTCCCCGGCATGATATAAATGTATTCGTGCCTTTTATTTAGGTTTAACAGGTTAAAAGAGCGGGATTCCCCAAAAGGGGGATCGGGACCTGGTCCGGTGGTGGGCCCCCTTGAATCTTACGGATAACTATGGCATACTCCTCAGAGGGTTATGGCCCCAGTCCACCACCATCATCCCGGTTCACCGTGGACTCCATCAGATGTGCCTCGCGGCGACCTCCTCCCGGTGCACCTCGCGGTACCGGGCCCGGTAGGCCTTCACCTCCTCCCGGTGCACCTCGCGGTAGGCCTTCGCCTTCGCGGCGGCCTCCTCCCGGTGGGTCTCGCGGTACCGGGTCTGGTAGGCCTTCAGAGCGTCACCGAGATTAACGACTTGAATCTGAGGCATCATCCACCACCCCCATTCATGCTCCCTCGAGATCCCGGATCTCCTGGTCTTTGGCCTCGATGACCCCCATGAGGAAGTCCCAGACGAGCGCCGGGTAGGGGATCATATTTCAGTCATCTCCCCACATGCCGGGCAGACAATCCAATCGGTCTTATCGTCGTAATTATGGGACTCATAGGCGCGGTCGGAGCCGCAGTCGGGGCAGATCATCAGGTCGCCCCTTGGGAGATCTTCTGCCTCCAGGTATACCCGCACCCCTTGCAGTGGAGGCGCTGGACGGGTTTTGCCTTGGCGAGCGTCTCCCGGCCGGCCCTGATGATTTCCGTGGAGTGGCACCTGGGGCAGGCCGTCATTGGCGCCTCCCGGGGCCGATTGTCCGTGCCAGGAATGCCGCCACTTCCCGGTACTCATCATCCGTCAGAGGCCACTCGATTTCCTCCATGGGGTCCATCAGATCCATCGCGCGGTATTTCTTGATGATCGCGAAGCACTTAAAGGCCATCAGAATCCCCCTGGTAGTCGGGATCCACGCCCACTATGGTCGTATCGGGGCAGCCCACGAAGAAACCCAGGGGGGGTCGCGCCGGCAGTACCAGCAGCACCCGGAGGCCCCCGAAGCACTCCAGGATGAGGGCCATCATAGGGACGCCCCCATCTGCACGCACATCCCCACGAACCAGAAGAAGGCCCCGAACGCGAGCATGATCCCCGCAAGGGTCCAGTAGATCCGGCCCCGGAGGGTCATCGGGGCACCTCCCTGGTCTGCTCAATTTCCTGGAGGAGGAAGGACTGATACCGGTTCATGCGAGTCTTGAAGTCCTCGGTCTTCGCGAACTCCGAGAGGACGATGGCATCGATCTCAAAGAAGGGATCCATTCAGACCTCAAGTTCCTCAAAGACTTTCTCAATTTCCCGGATCGTATTGAGGACGCCCCGTTGGTACTTCGCGAACCCCGACTCAGGACCCGCGAGTTCCACGGCATCCCTCAGGTGGAGGTCGGCCTCCTTGTGCATCTTGGCGGTCTTCTCCCGGAGGGTCTTCACGATCTCGCGTTGACCGTCCAGGATTTCCCCTGCGAGGTTGTTGCAGTTTACCATTCTTGTTCCCCTGGGAGCGTTGTCCCTGTATCTTAATAAGATGCCCGGATATATATAACTAACTACCTCACAGGTTCACGGATAAAAGAGAAGGATCCTCACGGGAGGGGGACGTCCGCGATCTCCCCCTCCTCGCAGTGGGGGTTCGTGAACCGGACCCGCTCGTGATACCGGGGGTGCGTGAGCTCCGTGATCACGCCCCTGCACTTGGAACCCTTCTTGTCGGTCACGACCACTTGAACCATACTTATATATAATTCCACAGGGGGGTATTTAAGATTGGCCATAACCCGGGGTTAATTCTGCGCCTTCCGCTGCATGGCCTCCCTGAGGATCGTGAGGGTCGCAATCATGATCTGCTCGATATCCAGGGCAGGGCCCCCCACGGCATCATAGAGGGGGCGGGGGATCTTCACCACTCGCAGGACGACCTCATGACGCTTGCGGGCCGTCCACTGCGCGACCCCATCCCGGGACCTGGTCCCCTGGTTGTACGAATGGAAGAGCTCATTCAGGTCGTCCGCGAGGGCCCCATGGTCCTCCTCGGGATGCGCGAGGATATGGGCGATCTCCTCCTGGGAGTAGGGGAGTCCTCTCATGTCTCAAGAGTCTCCCGGTCATCGGCCCACGTGGGGAGTTTCCCCGAGTATCCTTTCAGGAAAACCCGGTACCTCTGGGAGGTCTCAAAGAGCGCACCGTGCATGATCTTGAGGATCTCCAGGGGAAGATCCGCCTGCTGGGTGGCGGCGATCTCTCCCCTGAGCGCGAGGAGCTTCGCCTCCAGGGCATTCCGGTGCTTCTCGAGGGCCACGAGAGTGTCGCCCCGGAGAGCACGGGTATCCCCCTCAAGGGCGGTGACCTGGGTTACGAGGTGCTTCAGGTGCTCCTCATGGGAGACGAGGCGTCCCTGGAGGGTCAGCAGGTTCTCGTTCAGGGTGAGGAGCCCCTCCTGGGGGGGATCCCGGGGGGGATCCGCGGGAGCCACTGCGGGCTGTGCCCTCACGGGCAGCCCCGTCTGGGCCCAGCAGAGGACCCTCCGCCCTCCTACGTCCATCATCCGCGTGCCCCGAGGGCGTCCTCCGGGCATCTTAGAAGGCCGTTGCGGAGCTCATCCGGATCACCTTCAAGTAGGAGCCCGCGTTGATGGTGACGGTCCCCGAGGTGACGGCCGCGAACTGGATCTGCAGGGTCCCCGCGGTGCTGCCGTTCTTGAAGGTCCCCATGAGGGTCGCCCTCCCGACCTGCGTCGCGAGCGTGTGGTAGATCTCCGTCGTGAGGGTCGCGGCCGCGGTCACCTTGGACTGCGTCATCGCGGTCACCCCGGAGGTGCTCCCCTCGAAGTGGCACATGAGCGTCCCCCCTGAGGGGAAATTCACCGCGAACTTGTTCCCGGTGGTGCCGTTGTTGCCGTTGTTGAGGTAGCACTCGAACTGGATGGTCTCGTTGGCGGCGACACTCACCGAGAGGCCCGTGATGTTGGCGGCAGTCGTGGAGGTCGTCGTGACGAGCGCATCCAGGCGGGCGAGTGCGATCACCGTTGGGTGGACGTGGTCCCTTCTTGCCGCAATGAGCAGAGTTCCCGGTGCAGCCGTCCCCTCCCTCGCTGGGTTCGTAGTATCAAACATTGCCTTCATTGAGTAGATGGTTTCCCCATTCCCAATGCCGACGACGTTTAGAAGTCCAGAGGCAGGAGCCACAGCTTTCAGGAGGAGGCCGTGCAGAGTCGTGCTTGCATTCAAGGTTATGATATCCGTTGGGGATACCAGTGTGTCGAGTGCTGGCATGGCATGGACGTGGTCACGCCTTGCGGAGATGATCTGGCTCCCGGGTCCTGCTGTCCCGAGGTTCGCCGGGTTCGTAGAGTCGAACATCGGCTTCATCGTGTAGACGGTCTCCCCGTTGGTGATCCCAGGAACATTGAGGAGACCCGCTGCGGGTGCGGTTGCTGCCAGGAGGAGGCCGTGGGTGGTGGTGGATGCATCGCCGAGGATGGTTAAGGTTTCCGCCAGTGTTTTCTTGACGAAGACCCCAGATCCTGATGCTACCAGAAAGTCATTCGCTGCAGTTGCCAGAATATGGCGAATATATTGGGTGTGGTCATCATCACCGAGTCCAGAGAGGGCTCCATGGTCGTCATGAGGGACCACAGTTCCCAGGGTGTGGCGGGTTGTCGTGTCGTGCCGGGAGGTGTTTAGGTACTGGGAGTGATCATCGTCGGCCAGTCCCGCGAGGCCCCCATGGTCGACCTGGGCCCCGTCTCCCCCGGCGTGATCATGAGAGTCCCCATTGGTGACCCCCTTTGAGAGGGGAGGATATCGGGCGTCTCCCCGGGAGTCGTTGTGGTACTGGGAGTGATCATCATCCGAGAGCCCCGCGAGCTCGTGGTGGTCCGTGATGAAACCCTTCGTGACCCCTCCCTGCTTGTAGGTGGTGGCATCTATGACGGTCGCGAAGACATTCACGATGTACGCGTTCAACCATCTCTTGAGAGTGGTCCCGAGACCCCCCTCCTGGTCCCCACGGGGGACGTTATTCCTGGTCGTCATTTCGGCATCAGATCTCCATTTGCGTCCACTTCCCAGCTCGGGTCCTCATAGACGTCCATGCAGGGCATGAGGTCCCCGTACTGGTCAACCTCCCACATCCCGGGGGGTGCATTCGTGCCTGGGGTCCCTGGGACTCCCTGTGAACCCGGGTCCCCTTGATCGCCCTTCGCGCCGGGCGTACCCGGATCTCCCTGATCACCCTTCGAGCCCGGGGAGCCCGGTACTCCTTGGATCCCCTGGTCGCCCGGATATCCCTGGGGACCGGGATTGCCCTGATCACCCTTCGCACCTGGAGCCCCGTCCTCTCCGGGGGGACCTTCATCCCCTGGGACACCTTGAATCCCCTGCGCACCCGGGACTCCATCCTGACCAGGGACTCCTGGGACCCCCTGCTCACCCGGTACCCCTTGGGGACCGGCCTCCCCTGGGTCCCCCTTCAGACCGTGCTCTCCCTGAAGACCCCGTTCTCCTGGGGAGCCCGCCGGCCCTGGCTCTCCCGGATCGCCCTTGTCGCCCTTCTCACCCTGCCCCGTACTGGGGGGGATGCCCGTGACACCCGCAGCAGCCGCAGCGGGGAAGATCTGGTGCCAGTCGATGCCGTCATGGAACGAGAGGGTATGGGCCGTCGCCCAGAAGTCCCCCTCTCCTTGGTCGGGGGGGCTCGCGGCCCCGAAGGCCATCCAGGCTTTCTTCCAGGTGCTATCCCCGGCCTCCGAGAGGGCCTCCCTGAGGGACTCCACGGGGGTTTCCGGGACGTAGATGCCCCACGTGCAGCGGCAGTTCAGGTGCGTCTCCTGATCCACTTCCGCGGCCTGCTCAAAGGTGTAGATCCCCGGACCCCAGCCGTTGTCCCTCTCTGCCCACTCCCGGCACTGGTCGCAGGTAAGTGGGTCGTCGGCTGTGATTCTCTCAAGGAGCTCGGCCCCCGCGGCCTTATAGCGTGTGCGGACACCCACGTTGACGGCCCGCATGGTCTCCGTACGGACCATCGCGGAGGCCCTCACGATCCCCACGTCATCCACGTTCCGGACGATATCTCTGGCGACATCCCCGAACTTCGCATTGTTGATGACGCCGTCCGTGATGGTTCGCATAATCTTGGCGCTCGTGGCTTCCGTGATCCCCTTGAGGTCCGCAAGGGAACGGTCCTTCAGGACCTGGATGAGCTTCTGGTCCCGGGGTCCCGCCCCCAGGATGATCCCAAAGCCCTTCCCCTTCAGCTCCTCGTTCGCGAACTTCTGCCCCTGCGAGTACGCCTCCGGGATGGCCTTCCAGAGGTGGTCCTGTCCAGGGACGAGGACCTTCACGAACGCGGCCTGCGCGAGGTACCCCATAATGGCGTTCGTGTTGATGATGTACGCGGCCGGGGTGGCCTCGGTGAGGGGGATCTCCTCCCGCTGGGCCACTCTCAATCGCTCCCGGTGGAATTCGAGGCGGACCTCGAGGCTCGCCTCCCCATAGGGAATGAAGAAGCTCTGCTGGTCCAGGACCCTCACGGCCTCCTGCTTGAAATCCTCAAAGAGGGCCGTGATCTTCTTATCGAGCTTCTCGTAGAGGGGTTCTGCCGCAGTGGGGTCCCGCTTCCGGCGCTCGCTATAGAGTTTCATGACTTGACCAGATCCCCATAGGTTTCCTGAGTCGCCCTCTGCAGTCCTTCAAGGATAGGATGTAGAGGTGCGAGATCCGGGTTTCCCAGCCAGAGTTTTATCCACCGTCCCATGTCCTTGACCTGTTGTCGGAAGAGAATCTCCTCCCGGGTGCCCGGGAAGGGAAACTGTTTCTTGATATCGAAGAGTTGCGAGGTGGTCTGGGATGGTTTCTCTTTGGGTTTTATCTCCCCCTCTTCCCTTGATATGGGTGGTTTTGTGGGTGGGTTCGCCTGCATCTGCTTTACCACCATGGTCAACTCGGGCCCTGGAGTTGTTCCGCCCCGGGCGGTTAAAAGAATCTCCTTAACTTCCTGCTCGGTTGGACGATGCCCGGATTCAATTAGCTCCTCCGTCGTGGCAATTGCCTTTTTCAAAACCTCCTTATCTTTCTCCTTTGCGAGAACCAGCACCGCCCTGGTCGCCAATTGCGAACATGTTGGCGCTTGATCTTCCACAAACTTCAGAGCTTGCTTAACGGTCCTTACTGCGGCGGGAGATAGATCACAAGCTTCCGCAGCCTTGTCAATTGTTTTTCTACATTCCTGTGTTCTCATAATCCAGCATCCTCTCCCTCATTGAAACTCTCTAGGATCCGGTCGACCGCTTCGGCGACTCGGTAATGGTAGTCCTCCACAAAAATGGAGAGGTCCACGGTGATCCCCCCCTGAGAAAACTCTGTATCAAGTACCGTAAGGGAGATCCCGAGAAACTTGAAATCATTGAGGCTCTCCTGAAGATCCATCTGTGCCTCATTCCCTTGGATGCTGGGTTCCATCAGATTTCTCTCCACTCTCGTAAAGGAGAAGTCTCTGAGCGAGAGCCGGCGCGCAGAGGCAGCCCCCCCCATACATGGTAGTATCGAAACCACAGATGCGGCAGTCACAATCGCATTTCGTCGCATATTCTGCAAGAACCTTTAATGCATTCCGATGATCTACAGAGATGTTCCTCTTCCCAAAGTCTATCATCTTACTTTCCCCCCTTCTTGTGGGATTTCTTCTCGGGTTCCTTCCCGGGGACGCCGGGCTCCACGTAGGAAGCGCAGCCAATGATGGACGTGACGCCTTCGATCATCCTGGAGATCCCCTCCACGTGCTGGGTCTGCTCGTACTGGATCGCGGGGCACTCGCTCTTCTGGTGGATCTGGCACCCATTGAGGCAGTTCTGGGAGTGCATTATGTTCCCTCCTCGGGCGGGAAGAGCACCGGGAGGCGGGCCCTTACCCTCTCGGGGGTCTCCACGACCGCCATCGAATCCATCCCGGAGGCCACCATGAACGCCGCGAGCTGCCTCGCGATCTCGGCCTGCGTCTGCAGGATGGACTCTTCACCCGGGAAGAGCCCCTTCAGGAGCACCTCGGGGTTCTCCACGTTGAGCGCCTGCAGGACCTGGCGGGCGACCGTCCTGAGGTCCATCGTCCCCGCGAGAGGCTTCGCATCCAGGGTGGCCCCCAGGATGACGGCCTGCATGGTCTGGAGGACGTCGTGCTCCAGGAGGGGCGGGAACCTCACGGTGGTCGTCCTGGGGATGTCCCCTGTGGGGTCCTTCATGGTGAGCACCCAGGTGGTTTCACCCGTGAGGGGATCCTCTTCTTCCCTCCCCTCGAGGGGCCCGTTGGGGGCTTTGATGGCCTGATCGATCACGTACTGGAGGATCTGATCCCAGACGTCCCTCCAGAGCTGCTGCCGGTTCCGAAACTGCAACTCGAGAGGACGCTCCATGGCCTTCGCGGTTGCGAGGTTCCCGGTGCTGGGATCCCCCGCGAGGATCTGCTCGGGGATCCCCGAGCAGGATGCGACCATCAGGAGGAGGCGCCGGCTGTCATCTGCACTCGTGGTGGCGCCCTGCGTGCGGATCGTTTCGAGCTTCACACCCTCGGAGGCGATCAGGGTACTCCCCACGGGGCGGTACCTCGTGGAGAGCTCCGTGAGCTCCGCGGTCTCGGCGGTGTTGGGATTCGTCTTCGCGAGGAGAGACTCGATACGGGCCTTGGCGGCTGCCACGGACCCCGCGCCCCCCTTGGTGGTGAGGGAAAACGCGAACCTCGCGTACGCCTCCACGAGCTTCGACCAGTTCTCGAGGAACTTCTTGTAGGCCATTGCCCAGTCAAGGGCCGCGTAGATCTCGCTGACCCCGAAGCGCATGTCCGGAAGGCAGTTCGTCTTGACGTGGGAGACGGGTGTATCCCAGAGCACCTTTATCCCCCCGATCTCTGCGGGCTTCTCCTGGGGGTTGTATTTCCAGTCCGGGTGGAAGACCTGCTGCATGGAGCCCACAACGTACCCGGTAGTGGTGTTGAAGTCGTTCCGGATGTATCCCCGCCGGTACAGCTGGGGCTCGTTGCGGTCGTCGGGGTTCGTGATGATCTCCGTGATCTCCGAGAACGGAACGGACCTCACGAGGACCCTCCCCGTGTCGGGGTTCGTGAAGAACGCCAGGAAGAGGTTCCCGCTCAGATGGAGAGCTCTCTCGTTCTGGATCCACGCCTGGTGCGAGGTGAGCGCCGTGAGGTTCTTCTGGTCCTTCAGGAACCCCTGTACGATCTTATCCACCTCGGGATGGTCCCCCTTGAGGGTCATGCCCTGCGCGAACACGTAGAGCGCCTGCACTTCGACGGCCCGCCTGATGAGGGGGTTCTTGAGCCAGTAGATCCTCCCCAGGTCGTAGAGCGTATTGAGGGCCTGCTTGGAGAGTTCCCTCCCCTCCCCACCGAAGATCGTGATCCATCCTTGCTCGTGGAGCTGCTGCTCGAGCGCGGCGAGCGTCTCCTCGAGGAGCCCCTCGTTGTTGAGGCTCGAGGAGAGAGCGGTCCGGAGATCCTGGATCTGCTCCTGGGTTGTGAGTTTCTTCTTTGTCATGTCCGTCACCGATATCTCCTGATCGACTCCCGCAGGGCTTCGCGGGCGAACTCCTCCGCGGAGTCGAACGCCAGATATCTCTCATTTGCGACAATTTTCTCGATCGCCTTCATCATCTCGGGCGGAACTTGGATCACATTCGCATCCATCTTCTTCACCTAAATGGGACTGATCCGATAATCGCTGTCGTACACGATAGTCCCTTCGATTGTCCCTTCCTCGCCGAGTGTGAGGTCATAGAAGGCCCCACTGAGGGTGTCGACGATATCATCGTGGGCGCCGTTTGGGAAGGCCGCGACCTCGTCCAGAAAGACCCGGTTCCAGGGCCCCCTCAGGAGGAGGACGTTCCCGGCCTCCGCGGCGGCCCTCACGGGGCGGGCCCGCTCCACCTTGGAGCCCGTGCTGGGGTGCCCCGCGAAGTCAAACCCCATGAGGACCCTCTTCCGGAAGTGGTCGATGGTGTACTTCCCGGACGCCCCGGGTTCCTGCTCCATGCGGATCCGCATCCCGAGGCCCTGCTGGAGGTCCATGATGGCGGTCTGCCTCACGAGGGCCTCCCCGCCCGCCGGGGAGAGGCGGTCCCGGCGGACGTCGATTACGTACGCGATCCCGTCCTGGATGCCGAGTTGGAGACCCGTGGTCCAGTCCCCCTTCCCGGAGGAGGCCGCGAGATCCCAGCGGCGCTCCGCGAGGAGCCCCCGGGGGTAGTCGTCCACGATCCGGAACCATTCCCGCTTGAAGAGATTCCCCCCGGGGGGCGCGGGCTTCCCCTGGTAGAGGGCCGCCCAGAAGTAGCTCCCCACGGCGATCTTCTTCCTCTCGAGGACCTCCTGGGGGAACCTCACCGGCCAGAGGGCCTCGCCGGGCTGGCGCCCCAGCGGGTCCCCCGCCTCCGCGAGCGCCGGGAGATTGATGATCTCCCACTGCTCGCCGCCCTCCTGGTGCATCTCCTCGAGGAGCTTCCCCGAGAGGTCCTCCTCGTGCCAGCGGGTCTGGATGAGAATGATCGCCCCCCCGGGCTCGAGGCGCGTGTAGGCGGTGCTCTTGTACCACTCCCAGGCGGCCTCCCGGTAGGTGGGACTCGCGGCCTCCTCGGCGTTCTTGACGGGGTCGTCGATGATCAGGACGTCCGCGCCCTTCCCGGTGATGGGGCCCCGGACGCCCGCGGTGATCATCCCCCCTTGGTGCCCCTTGAGGTCCCAGCGATCTGCCGCGGAGCTGGTCTGGTCGACCCGGACTCGATCCCTGAAGAGGAGTCCGAACTCCTCCAGGACATCCCGGGCTCGGCGCCCCCACTGGGCCGCGAAGTCCGCCTCGTAGGAGCATAGGATGACGCGCCGATCCGGGAACGTCCCCAGGTACCACGCGGGGAAGTACCTCGAGATGAGTTCGGACTTTCCATGCCGGGGCGGAAGGTTCACCATCAGCCTGAGGAGGTCCCCGCGGGCAATCCTCATGAGGGCCTCGTTGATGAGGTCCAGGTGGGGGGCGTCCACCCACCGGTCCCTGCTCACGATCCCCGCGAAGTCCGCGGGCGTCCAGGACCGCGTGATGAATTGCAGCGCAGCCGCCCGATCCCGGGCATGGAGGGACATCCCGATGCGTTTCGGTCGACGTGCCACCATGCTCATCCCTTGGCCCTCTGGAGGATCCGGGTCACCCTCTGGAGGGCCTCCTCATCGGTCATCTCCAGGAGGGGTTTCCCGTCTGCGCCGGTGATCTCCCTGCCCTGGACGTCCCGCCATGCCTCCCGGTTGCGGTTCTTGAGCCAGAAGATCTGTGCGGTTACATCCGGGGCGACTTCCTTTTTGGTGCTCTCAGTCCGGATTGTTCCATCAGGGAGCTTAACTCTCTTCTTTTCCAAGTATGAGTACCCGCAGGCACGCCGGTAGAGGGCCTTCTCGACCTGACCATCCGCGATGGCCTTTCCCTCAGTTAGGGCCTGATCCACGGCGACGTATCGTTTCTTCCATGTCGTGAGAGTTCGCCAGGAGATCCTGAGGTCATGTGCGATCTGCTCCTGGGTGAGTCCTCTCCGGGCAAGGGCCGCGATGGTATCGGGATGCTTCTTGCTGTCGTACTTACCCTTAGAGGGCATCTTACCAGCCCCAGTTACGTTCCATGGATTTTCCTCAAGCCGATGGAGGGAATTGAACCCCCGTCCTCCAGAGTACAGGTCTGGCGCACGTCCGACGTGTGCTTCATCGGCATCATCTCAATGAATGGAAAATTGGGCCCCGGGTGGGGTGAACCACGCGCAGCAGCGCCCCGCGGGAGGAGCCCCCCCGGGGGGAGTCTCCCTTCGCGGCCGTCCGCATGATTTCGGGCGCGGGGCCCAGGTGGGATTACTTCCTGAACCAGGACCGGATCCACTCCAGGATACTCTCGAGGAGTCCCCTCGGGGGCTCCAGGGGGGGTGTCGGTTCCGGTGGGATGAGGGTGATCGGGAGGGGACCTTCCTTGTCGAGCACATAGTTCTTGGTCACGTTGAGGTTATTGTACTCGATGGCCTCCACGAAGACCTCGAAGGGGACGTTCTTCCTGACCCACACCGGGAGGGACTCTCCGGGTTTTACAGTCCCGATAAACTGCCGGCCGCTATACGAGAGCCGGGTCAGATAGAGGTTCGCGTACAGGTTACAGGTCAGGGTGACCTTGATATTCTCCTCCCTGTACCGTTTCGCCTCGTCCGCCCCCAGGGGGATGAAGCAGTCCAGGCGCGCCGCCAGCCAGTACTCGTACGTGGTACCCCCCATGAGGACCCTAGGGGCCTTCGGGCCCGTGGGGATCCCCGTGAAGTCCATCCAGGAGATCGGCTTCCGGAATCCCCTCCGGTTCCAGCCCGTGAAGATCTCCGAGTGAGCGCCGATCTTCTGCAGGTCCGTGAGGGGCCTCGGGTACCATCCGTCCCCGCCTTCCATCTGGATAAAGTTCTCGTACACGGCCTCCGAGATCGCCACCCAGCCGCGCTCCAGGATGGCTCTCTTCATGAGCTCGATCTGGTTCCCCTCCGGGGGGAGCTCCGCGAACCCATGGAGCCGGTGGAGAATCCGAGTCTGCTCGATGTCCTGGAGGTGGTCCTGGGGGGGCTGGACGTTCACGCACCGGGAGTCCTGTGCGGTCGCCCACTGGCGCTCGAAGCAATGTCCGCGTTTGACCCAGTTCTTCAGGACCGCGATCGTGTACCCCCCCATGGGGGCCGTGACGTGTCCCTCGAGGCGTCCCTCCTGGTAGAGACCTTCCGAGGAGGCCGTGATCTCGAAGCCCGTACTGTGCAGGACCCCATTGGGGTCCAGGACATTCTCCCGGTACTGGGCGCGGTCCTCCTCCGTGGGACGTTCTCCCGTGACGCGCATGTGCTCCAGATCGGCCCCAAAGCGGGGATTTGCCCCGGTGCAGATCCCTCTCCCGCCACCCTGGTTCCCGGGTGCGAGCTCCACCACGAGGGGGTTATCGTACTCCTCCGAGAGAGGGGCGAGTCCCTCCAGGGGGGGAGCCTTAAAGGGCCACGCGGTGGCCTTCGTGGTCGGGAGCGGATCCAGGGCGACCTTGAGGGTCATGATGTCTCCTGCGAAGATCAGGTACTGCTTGATCTCGAGGAGTGCCCCCCAGAGAACGGAGTATGGGATCCCCATCTCGGGCGCGAGGTGGGAGATCGAGATGGGACCCCGCTTGAGGCGGAGCCAGAGTTGGTCCCTGAGGTCCATCGGGATCCTCTCTCAGGTGATGCCG